AAAAAACTTTTTCACAGTCATTTCACAGGGGAGGGGACTATGCCAAATAAACGTAAACCGATAGCACAAAAAAAAGCCGAAGGGACCTACAGGAAAGACCGGGATAAAGGGGTAAAAATCGAGGCATTAGACCGAATGCCTGCTCCTGATCCGAAACTCAAACTGTCAAAAGAGGCGACTGATCTTTGGTACTCTTACGGGAATCAATTAATCCTTAATGGGCTGTTGACTTTTATGGACTTGGTGACTTTCGGACGGTATTGCCGGATGTACGATGTTTATATTGAAATGAAAAAAGACATTGAGGACAACGGCTACTTCCAAAAAACCCAATCCGGCTATGAGCAAGTCCGGCCCTGTGTTGGACTGTTGAATACAACTGAATCCGAGATGCTAAAACTGGAGGATCGCTTTGGTCTCAGTCCGGCTTCGAGGGCAAAGATCCCTGCCGAAAAGTCTAATAAGGAAAACCCATTTGAGAAGATGCTAAATGAATAACAATGGAAGAAAGACTAAAGTTTCTACACAACGGGCCGATGTTTATTGGCTCTATTGCTCAGGTTATTAATGCTCTAAAAACTTGCCCGGATCGAATTGATGAAATCATTGAGGCACTTGAGGAAAGTAGGAGAATGGGTTTTGAGATCCGAAGACCTAATGCATCTGTAAAGGAAGAGATTAAGGTTATCATTATGAGGTTAGAAAGCCTGCTGAATGAATAAGTTTTATCAATATACTGAAGATGTCTTAAGTGGAAAGGTTATCACGGGCGACCTGATAAAACTTGCCGTACAACGATTTATCAAAGACCGGGATAAGAGTTGGGAGTTCACGTTTGATGAAAAAAAAGCAGACAAGGCGGTTAGGTTTTTCGAGCAACTCAATCACTGGAAGGGTGAATGGGCCGGAACGCCGATCAAGTTGGAGCCTCATCAGGTCTTTTATATCGGTCAACTTTTTGGGTGGGTCAATGAAGATGGGATGCGGAGGTTTAGAACTTCATTTAAGGAGGTATCGAGAAAAAATGCGAAGACTACGGAGTGCGCCGGAAAAGCTCTTTATCATCTTGTTATGGAAAAAGAGGCCGGGGCCCAGGTTTATTTTGCAGCGACGAAAGAGGACCAGGCAAGGATCGGATTTAAGGACGTTCAGAAGATTGCGGAAAAGTCAGCACTCAGGAGTATGGTCAAAGTAATGACTAAGAGTGTTATTTATAGTGACGGGTTTATTAAACCTTTGGGGTCGGACTCAAACACTCAAGATGGTTTCGATCCATCCTGGGGAGTGATTGATGAGTACCACGCTCACAAGACCGATGAAATGCTGAACGTCTTGGAGAGCGGGATGGGTGCGAGACGACAACCTGTGATTGATGTGATAACGACAGCCGGATTTAACAAAGATTATCCGTGCTTTTCAGCCTTACGCAAAACAGCGATTGATATTTTAAAAGGTATCAAGACCGACGAGAGCCTACTGGCTTTAATCTATGAACTCGATGAGAAGGACGACTGGCACGATCCCGATACCTGGATCAAGTCTAATCCTAACTTAGGAGTGTCGGTTAAGCCAGAGTTTCTTCAGGCACGTTTCCTGCAAGCTAAAAACGAGGGCGGTACGAAAGAGGTTGATTTCAGGACTAAGAACCTAAATCAATGGACCGACTCAGCCGATACCTGGATTCAGGACGAAGTTTTTATGAATTGTGCCGATCTACTTCCTGATCTTACAGGGAAAAATTGTTACATGGGTCTTGACCTTGCTTCGACGGGAGATATGAACGCTCTGGCTTTATTCTTTCCGGGTGATCCGGCTTACCTTATTGTTAAATACTTTGTCCCTAAAGATACGATGGCTCAACGGGTAAAGGACGGGGCCGATCATCTTAGATGGAAACAACAGGAATGGTTAAACGTAACACCGGGCAACACGACCGATTACGATTTTATTATCGCTGAAGCCTTACGATTGGCACAACCTTACAAAGTTACGAAGTTGGGTTATGACCCATGGAACGCCTCACAAACAGCGATCATGTTACAGGACAAAGGATTTAAGATTGAAGAAGTCCGGCAGGGTATTCCTTCGATGAGTGAGCCGACTAAGAAATTTGAATCTCTTATCAGAAACCACAAACTCATTCACGGCGGTAATCCTATCCTTAGATGGAACTGCTCAAACGTAGTTCTTTACAGGGATTCAAACGACAATATCAAGATGGATAAAGGTAACAGTCAGGGAAAGATTGATGGGATGGTGGCGAGCGTGATCGCTATGACAGTCTGGATGCGGGATAACGAGAAAGTACCACAATTTAACATCAGGTTACTATGAGCGAAAAGGTCATTGATAAAAACTACGGGAGTATTCCACACCTATCAACTTCCAAACTAACCCAACAGGCGGATAAAAGGATCACCGAAGGACAGGAGATTATATTGACCAAAAAGGCAAGGGATTGGAAAGATTTGATTATTGTGACTGAAAAAATTGACGGGTCAAATGTCGGGATAATTAAACAGGGTGGTAGATTAATACCCGTTTCAAGGGCGGGTTACGATTGCCATTCATCCAAGTACGAGCAACACCAATATTTTATAAAATGGGTATATAAAAACGAAGACCTATTTTCTTTTTTACCGGAAGGATGGCGTGTCTGTGGTGAATGGTGCGCTCAGGCACATGGAACGCTTTATGATATAACAGACGAATCGCCTTTTGTTGCCTTTGATATTTTCAATGACAAGAATATCAGGTTATTATTTATTGATTTTTTACAGTTATGTCTATTGGAATCAATACCAATGGTTCCGGTACTTCATTTCGGTCAACCGATAAGCATTGTAAATGCACTTAAACTCATGGGAAACGGTCATTATGGGAATCCAGAAAAACCGGAGGGCGTTGTTTATCGGGTTGAAAGGGAAGGAAGGGTTGACTTTTTGGCTAAGTGGGTACGGGCTGACAAGGAGGACGGAAAATATTTAGATCAGGATGTTTGGAATAAAGGATTTTTACTAATGCTTTTGTGAATAATATACACGATATTGCATAACTTTACATGATAGTCAAAAAAATAACGTGGGCAATAAAAACCAAACCTGTGAATTATGAATAAAAATACAAAAGTTGAACCTAAAACTGCGGTAAAAAAACCACGCAAGCCGAGGACACCAAAAGAGGTTGTTGTTAAAACCTTTACCATTAAACCGGAGTTCCGGTACGAGAAACATATTCTTGCTCTTCAGAAGATTGAAGGGTTTTACAACGAGTGGACTTCACGGTTTGGCTACGCAAAGTCTAACGAAGAGGCTTACGAAATGACAGAAGTATTTTTTCAGGCTTACTTCGGAAAACGGAGGTTTAAGAATTACGACTGTTTCCGGTCGAGTGTTTCACAGTGGCTAAAAAAACGAAATGATAGTAAATAGTTTCAATACAGAGTTCGGGTACGAGCTGATCTCTGTCATACCTTACGCCTATTGGCTCTATGAACACGGCGAACTCGAAGGTACAATCTCAGGCAAGGGAAGCGAACCATTTTACTATTTTTCTCCCCGGCATGAGATTAACCCTGAACCCCGGAGCTGGTACAACGTCCAGAAAATGACCACGCCTAATGCTTGGATTCATAAACCTATTTTAGACCTTGAGAAATTCTCGCCTCCACCCTATCGGGAGAAGTATGCCAACAATAAATATCATTTTGATCTTGTTATTTACAATCGGCATAACAACGAATGGCCGGGAGTGCCTGAGTTAAACAGACCGATCAACTTCTTTTCTTTGGAGCTTTTACGGGAGATTTTCAGGACGTTTAAGGGGAGAATCCTTTACATCAATGTTGACGGCTTACCCGACTTGTACGACAATGCCCCGTCGATTCCATTTAATGACTATCCTTTGTGTCGGGAGTTTCGTCACGTGACAATTATTCATGACCTGAAAGAGGGTTTTAATCTGGCTCAACTGATGGTTTTTGCCAACTGTAAACTTTTCCTAACCATGAACGGAGGTGGTTGTATCTTAGCCTCTTTCTTTGGAGGGAGAAACATTATCTATACCAATCCTCAGCAGGTGGGAGATCGGATTTACCCCAGAGAAAATATGACCGGGGATTTTGCCTATTATCACCATTTGGGAGGGTCAGAGATTATTAACGTACATACTTACGATGAAATACTAAAACTGCTATGAAAATACCGATTCCACTGTTTAAGGTCTATATGTCGCCTTCTGCTAAGCAGGAGGCCGGAAAGGTTTTGGATTCCGGGTATATTGGACAGGGGCAAAAGGTAGAAGAGTTTGAAAAACTACTCAAAGAGCGGTTTAAAAACGACTATGTTTTGACAACCAACTCAGCAACTTCAGCCGAACATCTTGCACTTCACTTACTGAAAAAACCATACGGAAACTGGCCCGGAATACAGGACGGTGACGAAGTGTTGGCAACGCCTTTGACTTGCACGGCCTCAAACTGGCCTATCTTAGCGAATAATTTAAAGATAAAATGGGTTGACATAAACGAAAACCTGACAATGGACTTAGACGACTTAGCCCGGAAAATCACACCTAAGACTAAGGCTATCATGTTAGTTCATTGGGGCGGTTATCCTGTTGACCTTGACAGGGTGAGAGAAATCCAAAATCAGGCTTATCAAAATTTCGGGTTCAAGCCTGCCGTTATCGAGGATTGCGCTCATGCTTTTGGAAGCACTTTCAAGGGTCAGCCTTTAGGGAGTCACGGGAATATCTGTACTTTTTCTTTTCAGGCCATCAAACACCTTACTTGTGTTGACGGTGGGGCGCTTGTCCTGCCTCATGAAGAACTGTATAACCGGGGTAAACTGTTGAGATGGTACGGTATCAATCGGGAAACGAATAAGAAGGATTTTCGCTGCGAGGCCGATATTCCTGAGTGGGGTTTTAAGTTTCACATGAACGATGTGAACGCTTCAGTAGGAATTGAAAACCTGAAAGAAGTTGATAAAGTTCTCGAGACGCATAAAGACAACGGTCGGTATTATGATGAGGCACTAAAAGGAGTTTCCGGGGTTACGCTTCTCGAAAGAGATGCACGGATGGATTCGGCTTTTTGGATTTACTCTTTTCTTGTCGAACGAAGACAGGACTTTATGGATTATATGAAGACGTGTGGAATTATGGTCAGCCAGGTTCACGAGCGTAACGATATTCATTCCTGCGTACGGGAATTTAAAACGATTCTTCCTACCTTAGACAAGGTATGTCCTCACCTTATTTCTATTCCGGTTGGTTGGTGGGTGACAAAAGAAGACCGGGAATATATTGCTGAATGTATAAAGAAAGGTTGGTAAAAATGGCAATTATTGGATTTTTAAATGGACACAATATTCGATGGGTAAAAGATCATTGGGAATATTTAATCAATCCTGAACCAATTGATAAAATAAGGCCATGCCCTAAATGCGGACAATTACCGAATGTTGACGGGCATGATCATTGTATAGCAAGACTCCCTGGTGTAAAAAATGCCTGTTGTGGACATGGAACTGGCGAAGGATATATTGAATTTGAAAACGGTATTACAATTAGGGGTCTTTTTATTGTTACAAATGAAAACGAATCGTAAAAAATGGAATTTACATTTATAACCGAGGCTGATCTTGAGTTTGTGAACGAAGTCCGAAACGATTGCGCACCATTTCTGCATGATCCCCGGACGTTCACACTCGAAGAAACAAAAGAGTGGTTTAAAACTAAACCGCGATGGTGGATCATCTGGCATGAAGGCAAACGGATCGGGTACTTCAGGACAAGTAACTACAAAGGCCGATCTGCGTTTATCGGGGCTGATCTTCACAAGGACTACCGAGGACAGGGATTAGGTTATCAAAGTTACCGGGAGTTTTTGCCGTTTTTTTTCTATCATAATGATATTGTTTTTGCACTATTAGAAGTCTTGGAAACCAATGAGCGAGCAATAAAGTTGTATAAAAAACTGGGCTTTCAGGACGTGATCGAAGGAAGACGAATTATTGAAAGGAACAAGGTAAAGGTAGTATCTATTCTGATGACAATAAAATTATGAACTATTCTCTAATCTCAAATTCCTGCGTTTCCGGGTTCGTCTATCAACTCTTTAACCCCGGAGTGCATAAACTTTTCGTCAATTATACCAATCCGTTTATCGCTTCGTGGTTTCCAGAGGACGATCAGTATGTTTGTTTCTGCGAACGGTACGATTATTATACTTCTCTGGAACCTCGCTTTGGCGAGCCGTCAACTTGCCTGAAATGGCAGAGGGATACAGGGAGTTTCAGGAATCTAAACCGAAAAGTAGGTATATATCCGGTCATGTTTCTCGGAGATATTGAAATCCACTGGATTCACGAGAACAACGAAAAGTTATTGATGCAGAAATACCGGGAAAGACTGAAAGTTAGTCAGGAATTAGAGCCGGTTTTCTTTTGGTCTGATCCGGAAATGTTCAATATTCATAACGAAAAAGAACGCTGTGATCTATTAAACCGCTTCTGTAACGTACATTATAAGACGCTTTTCCTGACTAAATATCAAGATGAAGCCTATGAGGGTAATACTTCCCGGATTGTCTTTATCCCGGAATGGAAGGGGAAGTCACAACTTGACAGACACCAACAGAATTTCATGATAACCTGGTACACACATCCTCAATTAGCCGAACTCTTTAAAACAAATATGTATGCGGATCATCCTAACAACATTTGACGGACACCGGAACCTACTTGAGGCCAATAAGTACACAATGGACTTGAGAGGGGTTGATTTACCTGTTACTGTACTTGGTTTTAAGCGTCCCGACTTTGATTTAGGGAGTTGGGGGTTCGTTTCTATGGGTGAATATACCACTCCGCAGACCTTTTCCGATGATATAAGGCCGTTTTTCGACCAGTTCGAAGACGAATATTTTATCTTAGGCAATGATGACACGGTTTTAACCAATAAATTTAACTTTGAATTTCTGTCTGAGATACTCGAAACTGTCAAAGATATGCCGGATTTTGGCCGGATTTGGCTCACCGGAGGGGTACATTCAGGGGAAGTTATACGGGATTTTGGCAGTTATCAGATAAAAGAGATCCCACAAACGGCCAATTATCGGCTGTCGCTTCAATATTCGCTTTGGAAAACGAGTTATTTCAAACGATATCTATGGCCGGGGCTTAGTCCATGGGATTGGGAACTTCGGGAAAACGCAAAAGGTGACGGCGCAGCTATTTTGGCTCTTTCTGGAAATTTTGTCTTTTCGATAGGGCATATCATGAAAAAGGGCGTCTTTCAGAAGAATTGGTACAAAGGAATATACGGGGACGGGGAATTAAGTCCTGAAGAAAGAGAACATTGCGAACAAATCTTTAAAAAACATGGATACACGAATTACTGAACAAGAATTAGCTGATAGGATTTTAAGAGCGATAAAAACCAAAACACCTTTTGCGGTCGCTCGCTATGGTGATGGAGAATACGCCGTTGCTAATCCCTGTGATCTTACCGAAATGTGCTACATTAAGCATTTAGGATTTGTCCCTGAATCCCGTTCAAGAAGGACAATTTCTAATTTGGTAAAGGATTCGATTCACGGCCTCGATGTAATCGGAATTACCACTCTTACAACAGGATATTGGGGAGAATCAAAGGTCTATTTTGAAGGCCTCGCAGAACAACCTATCGTATCGCTGGATTTTCACACCTACTTTAACGAAAACAAGATCACTGAAAAACTGATCCGGTCGGCTGACAAGTTACTTTATATTTCGGGTCATACGATCAATTTCGGACGGTTTAAGAACCTGAAAGACATTATCCGGGTTGAAATTCCGCTTCAACATTGTAAATACCCCAATCAGAAACCCTACTGGCCGGATTACTTCAATTCCGTGATGAAATTTCTCGCTAAACAAGATTTGACGGGCTATCTCTGCTTTGTAGGAGCCGGATTCATTGGAAAACCGTTTATGATGGCTATAAAAAATCAGGGAGGCATAGCGGTTGACTTCGGGAGTAACATGGACCGACTGGCCGGATATGTCATCCGGGGAGCAAGAGGAAAAACAGCGACACCCGATAATACGTTTAAGCTATGATTAATATCTTGATTAGAACAAGTAACCGCCCGATGTACTTTTGGGATTGCGTTCAGAGCATAAAAAAACAGACCTATCAGGATTATCGTATTATTGTCGGAGTGGACGGATTAGATACTTATGCTGATTTTTACCATCCCGTGCGTTATCCGATGCTACATTCAGATAAGACCTATTTAAAAGGGGCTTATACAACTATGATGCACTTCCCGGTAAATCTCTACCTGAATCGATTAATGGAGGAAGTAGAGGAGGGATGGGTTTTAATCCTGGATGATGATGATATGTTTGCCACGCCTGAGGCATTGGAGATTATCTCAAGAAATCTGACAGAGTTTTCAAGGGTTATCTTTTGGAAGGTAGATATCTGCGGTCGCATCATTCCTGATGAAAAGAATTTTGGCAAAAGACCCGTTGTAAAGGATATTTCGATGATCGGGTTTTGTTTTCACTCGAATTATATTCCTTTACTTCAGTTTGATCCTTACAAGCAGAGCGACTTTAGGGTGATGGATCGGGCGTATTCGATTTTAAAGCCTATATGGATTGATAAAGTATTAACAAAAACACAACGAAATGAAGGAGATGGATTTGGGAAAAGGCGAGATAAAGATTTTGGGAATAGGAAAAGATAAAGTACCTTTGGTTTGGTTTTCATAGGTTGTTTTTAGGGTTAGACCCCGGTGCGCCCATCACATCGGGTTTTTTTATTTTGTTAATTTTATTTCAGACGTTTTCCAGATTTAGGAATTACCTTTGGGTATGCTGATAACTGGAAAATTTCCATTTTTCAAACCGGAGGCTAAAGAACTCCGGGAGCGGATTGCGGAACTTGAAAAACGCAACCTCGAACGTCCGCCGTCTTGGTTAGATGAAATCCTGACAAACTACGAATCTGATTCAGGAATAAGGGTCAACGAAGAAACGGCGATCAAGTTTTCAGCCGTTTGGAGTGCTGTCAACCTTCTTTCTTCAAGTGCGGCACAGCTTCCTTATCAAGTCTTCAAAAGGATAGACAACGGGAAAGCGATCTATAAAGAGCATCCTTCCTATCAGCTTATTCATGAGGCTCCGAATGAATGGATGAACTCGTTTTCGTTTAAACAAATCTTAATGATCTATGCCCTACTTTGGGGAAATGGGTATGCAAAGATTCAGAAAGACACACGGGAAAGACCTATCTCCTTAATCCCTATTCATTCCGCTTTAGTTCAACCCGTTTTAATCGAAGGAGTTTTGTTTTATCGAATTAACGGAACCGAGATGATCCCGGCTCGTGATATGATCCATCTGATGGGATTTTCTTTGGATGGGATAACGGGTAAAAGTCCTATCGAAGTTGCTCGTGATACTATCGGATTGGGATTGGCTGCTCAGCAGTTTGGAAGTACGTTTTTCAAGAACGGATCAAATACGGAGATGGGTTTTCAGGTTCCGGGAAATCTCGACGATGAGCAGTATAAAAGACTGCAAACCGTCTTGATGCAACGAAATTCCGGGGGAGAAAATGCTCATAAGCCACTCCTTCTTGAGGGAGGCATGACGCTTGAAAAGATTACCATCCCTCCCGATCAGGCTCAATTTATCCAGACGAGGAATTTTCAGGTCAATGAGATAGCGAGGATTTTTAACGTGCCGCCTCACATGATTGGGGATCTTGAAAGAAGTACGAATAACAATATCGAGCAGCAATCAATCGAGTTTGTTCAGTATTCATTAATGCCCTGGGTCATCCGTCTGGAAGAAGAGTTTACTCGGAAACTCATTTTTGAAAGTGAAAAGCCGGACATTTTTATTGAAGCTAATGCAGACGGACTGATGCGAGGTGATGCACAAGCAAGGGCTGCTTACTATAAGACCCGTTGGGAGATCGGGTCACTTTCCGCTAATGAAATACGAGCAAAAGAAAACGATAATCCTTATGAAGGAGGAGAGACATATTTTGTACCTGTAAATTATCAGACAGTTGAACGAGCACAAAGCGACGCTGGAAAAACCGCCCCTGTCACTACTGGTGGCAAAGGGGGTTAGGTGTGAAGGAAAGAACATTTTTTTCTCTCCTTCCACCTGGTCTATGGATCAGGCGAAACGCTATTTGAAAGAAAACGAGTTACGCTGGGTAAACTTTTTAAATGTCAGAGAAATGGAACGGGAAGAACGAGTTTGGGATATGGAGTTTCGGGTTGTCAGGGAAGAAAACAAAACTCCGATAGTCAGGGGTATAGCTGCTGTTTTTAATAAACTGAGTGAAAACCTCGGTGGGTTCCGGGAAAAGATTGATCCGGGTGCTTTTGATTCTGTTATGGGTGACGATGTACGGGCACTCTTTAATCACGACCGGAATCTGATTTTGGCCCGCACGAAACCCGGTACTTTGCGGTTGGCTGTGACGGATGAAGGTCTGGCTTATGAATATGACGATCCGGGCAATACTTATTCTTTAGATCTTCTCAGGAGCCTCGAACGGGGAGATATTTCACAGTCTTCCTTCGCCTTTTATGTCGATGACGACAAATGGGAAGAAGATTCAGAGGGAAGAGTGATCCGGACAATCAAGAAGTTTAAGAGACTTTTTGATGTCAGTCCGGTTACTTATCCGGCTTATCCTGATACTTCAGTAGGAAAGCGGTCTTTAGAGGTCTTTGAGGCTGAAAAGACCAATAGATTACAGGCTCAAAAAGACAAAGAGGAAATTAATAAACGAATATCACAAATTGAAATAAACGAGGCTACGAGCCTTATCGGACACAAAAACTAAGATTATGAACTTGAAAGATTTGAGAGAGAAAAGGGCGACGAAAGCCACGTTGATTAAAGAACTCCGTGACAAACTCGAAGCCGAAAACCGAGGTTTTACAACCGAGGAAAGAACCACGTTTGATGCCATCGGAAAAGAGATCGACGAGATCGACGGTGACATTCAAAGGGAGCAGAAAGCTGAGGAAATCCTGAAAACTCAGGCTGTAAGGACTGAAGAAAACCGTCAGGTTATAGGCGGAAAAAGCAAAGAGGAAATCCGGGAAAAGGTCAACAATACTTTCCGGGAGTTGATCCTCTTCAAAGCCTTCGGGGTCGGCCAGATGCCTGACCTGAGGATTCTGAAAGATCCGACCTTAAATCCATTTAAGGAATTGCGTACTAATACTCAGTCAACGACTGATAACAAAGGTGGTTATACCATTCCTGAGGGTTTTTCAAACGAGTTGGCCATCGCTGAAAAGATGTGGGGAGCTATGGATGATGAATCCATATCAAGGATTATGCGGACCGATTCTGGTAACGATATTCCATGGCCGTCTGCGAACGATACCTCAAATGTGGCCTATCAGGTCGATGAGGCCGCTGATCTGAATACTTCTGCTGTTGATGTGACCTTTGCCAAAGCCCTTACACTGAAGGCTTACAAATGGTCTTCGGGTCTGGTTAAGATTGACGAGGAATTGCTGGAAGATTCCTATTTCAACATCGAGACCATTCTGGCTGATTTGTTTGGTATCCGTATGGGTCGTGGCTTGAACGCTGCCTATACGACTGGAGCAGGAAGTACAACGATTCAGGGAGTTGTTACCGGGGCTGCCAATTCGAGTATTTCGAGTGTCGGAGCTACCTCGATTACTTACAACAACCTAGTTGATTTATTGCATTCGATTGATCCGGCCTACCGGAAAAGAGGGCGTTTTATGTTCAACGATAATACGTTGGCCTATCTTCGCAAGATTGTTGACGGGGAGAGCAAGCCGATCTGGCAGCCGACTATTACTCAGAATGTGCCTGATATGATTCTGGGTTATCCTTATACCATTAATCAGGACATGGCTTCTATCGGCGCAAACGCAAAATCCATGCTGTTTGGAGATTTCAAGAACTATATTATCCGCAAAGTTCGTGGCGACCGTTTCAAGATTCTGCTTGAAAGGTATGCCGAGACGGATCAGGTGGCCATGGTTCTTCTCCGCAGGACGGATGGTCAGGTCTTGAACGCTGGTATGAACCCGATTAAATACATGGTTCACGCTGGATCATGAGAAAAATAATCACACAGCCCAGTCTTGAGCCGATTACAACGGAGGAGGCAAAGATTTTTCTAAAGGTCGATGATTCGACCGAAGATACTTTGATTGCCGTTTTGATTAAGGCTGCTAGGTTGTCAGCAGAGAAATATCTTAGAAGGTCTTTAATAAAGACCGTTTGGGAACTTTCACTCGATGATTTTCCGGGGACTAATAAGGATTGGACGATTGAAGTCTATCCGGCCCCGGTCTCTAAAGTCAATACGGTGAAATATTACGATGCTGATGACACTCTTCAGACTTTGGCAACAACTGAATATCTGTGTGATTATGTTTCAGAGCCTTGTCGGATCACCTTAGCAGTAGATAAATCATGGCCGTCAATTAGTGGCCGTGCCAATTCGGTTATAATCAATTATGACGCAGGATATGGCACGGCTGCTTCGGCGGTTCCTGAACTTATCATCGCTGCTATTTATCTGACATTGGGGCATTTATACGAGAATAGGCAGGACGTAACGAAAGAAAAAATGAACGAACTTCCGAACGGGGCGCGTTCGCTTTTAGATATGTACCGTGTCTATTAAAGTTCTTTGTCTTACTGCTTTGTGGAAGCGCCCGGAAATTACGGCGATCTGTTTCAGAGGTTTATGCCGACTCCGGGAAGAGTTCGATATTCAAATTTTGGCCGTTTATTCCGGCGGGTTTGAAGAATTGTGCCGATTGTACGATGTGATCCCTCTTGAACACAAAAATCTACCACTCGGAAAGAAGTGGAACGTAGGTTTAAAAGAGGCACTAAAGTATGATTGGGATTATCTTTTAACGCTTGGATCAGACGACCTTTTGAGTAACGAACTCCTTAGAAATTACACATGGCAGGACGAGGCCGCAGGTTTAAACAAGTGCGGAATACTCGACACCTTGACGGGTGAAACGGCGATCTTTGAAAATAGTTATGCGATTGGGTGCGGAAGGGTTATCAGAAGGGATGTGATAGAAAGGATGGGCGACATGGTTACGGTTAAATATCGTGAATGTCACGTTGGGCCTTTTGGTGTGATTACCCCAGGAAAAAAGATAACCATCTCACGGCACTTTTTAGATCGCATAGGACAAGCGGAAGTCATCTCTGAAGAAAAGACTACTCCGAAACTGTGGGGTGACGACCTGAATCAGGGATTAGATTACAGTTCGGATTGTTTACTAAACGCTAACGGGGTTATACAAAAAATTTATCCGTCCGATACGGTTTTAGCCTTAGACCTCAAAAGCGGAGTAAATATCTGGCCGTTTGAATATTACACAAAAAAGGATTTTACAGTTGATTGGCTAAGTAAAGAAGAAGAAGATGCAATTAGGCGACTTAGACAGAAGGATTAGGATCGAGCAATGCACTTGGGTAACGGATTCCGTTGGTCAGCGCATTGCGGTATGGTCCACCCTTGCTACGGTTTGGGCACTAGTCGCATACGAATCGGGAAGAGAAGTTTACGAGGCCGATCAAAAGGTCGCTGAAAGAGTAGTCAAATTTATTGTCCGGTATCGCACGCTTGATGAAACCATGCGGGTTGTTTACGATGGTTTTGTGTATGATATTCTGGCAATAGAAGAAATCGGGAGAGAACGTTATTTGGCCCTTCGCACCCTTAAAAAAGATCGGTCATGACGCACGGGGTAGGTAATATATCTGTTGAATTAACGAATAAAGCGGAACTCATTAAACTCATGGATAGATTGCCACGGGTTTATGAATCTAAACTTGTTCGCAAACTCATTAAATATGCGATTATCCCGGCTGTCAATGAGGCCAAACGATTGGCCCCGGTCGCTAAACGGGCGCATCGAAGTAAATACGGTTGGATTAAACCGGGCACACTTCGGGATTCCATTGGACCGATTGACATGAAACGCTCTAAAAACGTAACGGTCATTGTCGGGCCCCGTGTAAAGGGGAGGTACGGAAAAGCTCTTTCTGGGTACTATGGTATGTGGATCGAGTTCGGGCATAATATCCGCCGGAGCGGTAAAGGAAAATTTCAAAGCACGGAACGAGGCAAATCTGTCGGTGGTAATATTAGGCCACATCCTTTTATGCGTCCGGCATGGGATAGTACCCACGATGTCGTAAAACAACGCTTCGAGCAAGACGCAAAAAAGGTATTTGAAAAAGAGATCGCCAAGTGGGTCAAAAAAGGTAAAATATGATCGAGGATACCATCTATACTTTACTGAATGCGGTCGGTACAGTCTCCCCAAAGGTCGCCAAGCAGACACAGGATGCTCCGTATATGGTGTACACGGTCGTTTCTAATGTCCCTTCAAAGCGAAAAAACGGGGTTTCAATTACCGATATTATGCGTCTTCAGGTGGACATTTACGCCACTTCGGCTAAGTCGGTCAATACCCTATATGAAAGTCTTAGGACTGCCTTAGACTATACCTCAAGCGGATCAATTACGCATATCTCTTATGATAGTCATTGGGACGACTTTGACGAGAGCGCAGATTATTTCCGGCGAAGTGTTGATTTTTTATTACGAATAAAACGATGAGTGAAAACATGATTAAGACCTCCGGCTTTGTGATCCTCACAGAGGACACCGAAATCGCCGGAAGAATCTTACCGAAAGGTACAAAGATTCAGGTAACGAAAAACTACGGGAAAAGGCTTATCAAAGAAGGCAAAGCCCGTGATGAGAATTTTATCGAGAAGCTAACTAAAAAAAAGAAATAAATGGCAACTACTGAGATTATTAATGGCACATCCCTAATCATGTATATCGGGGATGTTGCTGTGGGATCAGCTACCTCACACACTTTATCTTTGCAGATGGCAACACGAAACGCCACTACAAAATCAAGTGCAGGCTGGGCTGCAAAACTTTCCGGACTGAGAAGTTGGACTGCCGGAGGAGGTGGATTTGTCTGCTTTGCGGACACCTATGGTTATGAAGAGCTTTTGGCTGCTGCAATCGCGCGAACCGCTGTAACTGTGAAACTTTCGACTGAAGTATCGGGAGATACCTATTATTCGGGATCGGGATATTTTACAGGGGTTGATCTTGACAGTCCGGTTGAAGAAAGCTGTACTTATACTTTTACGATTGAAGGAACCGGAGCATTAACCCCATACGTCGGAACATGATAGACTATCTGAAAATAGGGGAAACGGAATATCCGGTGAAGTATGGACTGAACGCTTTGGCGCTCTATTGTGACGAGGTAGGGATCAAATTAGGCGAATTGGATAAGATCGGTGGTCCAACTACCAGTCTTATGGATCTTATCAGATTAGCTTATTGGGGTTTAAAGGATGGTGCTCGCGCTGAGGGAAAACCGTTTGAAATGAGTGTTGAAAATGTAGCAGACCTGTTAGATGAAGATCCATCGGGGTTGATTGTTAAGATTGTCGACATTTTCAAAAAACAGTTTATAGGAAACCCTCAGAAACCGGCGAAAAAGAACGCCGGGAAATCACGATCCACGACCTGAGAGAGATAGGACTCGGTCAGATGGGAATGTCGCCAAGAGAGTTTGACGAGATTACCGTGACCGAGTTTATCTCTAAACAAAAGGGTTTTTTTGATCTTGAAAAGCAACGGGAGCAACAACACTGGTATCGTACTGTTGCATTATTGAATATCCAGTTGCAGAAGAAAGACCGAATAAACCCGGACACTCTTTTTAAAGAGAAAAAGAAGACGCCTCCGATGACGAGGGAAGAATTTTTAAAACTAGAAAAACGATGGAGGAAATTCCATGTCGCTGGCGAGCCTAAACTTCCTATTCCGGGCGGACACCGCTAATTTTGAACAAAAATTAAGGGGTGTAACAAGTTCACTTCATGGCATGGCTACCAAGGCCGGGGCTGTTGGGTCGAGTATGTCTAAATACCTGACTCTTCCGCTCCTTGGAATAGCGGCCGCCGGGGTGAAAATGGCTGTCGCTGTCGATGCTTCATTTGTCAAACTTGAAACCTTAGTTGGGTTAACAACTGAAGAGGTTGACGGGATGAGGGATTCTATCGCAAAATTAGCCGAAGAGACCGGACGTAGTTCTAAGGAATTAGCTGATGCTATGTTTGTTGTTACTTCTTCCGGTCTTCGCGGTGAAAAAGCGATGTCCGTCCTTGAGATGGGAGCAAAAGCGGCGGCTATCGGACTGGGGGAAACCAAAGATATTACCCGTGCGGTCACGGCTATTATTCAGGCATACGGCCAAGAAAATATGACCGCCGCCCGTGCAACCAATGCGCTAATTGGAACCGTCAAAGAAGGTAACGTCGCGGCTGAAGACCTTGCTCCGACGTTGGGTCGGGTTATCGGTATGGCCTCGCTTCTTGGAATCTCAATTGAGGAGGTGGGAGCCAATATAGCAACCTTCACCCGTATCGGAGTAAAAGCAGAAGAGGCCGTTGTTGGACTTCGTGGGGTTATGGCCTCCTTATTAAAGCCGACTGAACAATCCCGTGAGGCACTCGCTACTATCGGGATGACAACCGATCAGCTACGGGATAAGGTTTCAAAACAAGGACTTTCAAAAACATTAATTGAATTAGTTGCAGCATTTAAAGGAAACGAAGAAGGTATTGCTGCTGTTATTCCTAACGTCCGGGCCTTATCGGATGTATTAGGTACTGCTGGGGCACAGGCCGGGGATTATCAAAAAATCCTCGAACATATGCAAGAGCAGAATGACTTGGTAGGAGAAGGGTTTGAAAGAGTCTCGAAAACATCTGCTTTCAAACTTCAAAAAGCCATGGAAGGATTAAAGTCTGCTGCAAAAGACATCGGATTTGCACTTCTTCCGGTTGTCAATAAAATTGCCGATGCGATAACAAGACTAGGGGAAAAATTCAAATCTCTATCAGACGAACAATTAAACACTATCTTGATTATAGGAGGTATTTTGGCTGTCGCCGGGCCTCTTTTAAAGACTTTTTCGAGCATTGTTTTAGTTTTGCCTAAAATCGCTGTCGGCTTTAAGTTAATTACGGCCGCTATTGCAGCTAACCCGTTAGGGCTTGTTTTAACGGGTCTGGCCGCCTCCTTAGTTGTGATCGTCCCGAAACTAAAAGATTGGATCGGAAGTGTTAAGGCCATGCGAAACATGACCCTTGAGGTCGATGACGCTTCCAAAAAAGTCAATATGACTTATGGGGAGATTGATAAAACGGCTGGAGAAGCAAAAAAAACACTTGACAGCCTAAGTCTTGCACAACTGGAAAGCGAACTAAAAACAGTTGACGATCTGATAAGTGGGAAAATAAAACCAGCCATCGGAGAACTGACTGAAGAAAACAAAAAGGAATTAGAGATACAAAAAGAAGCCCTGAGTGAAGAGATAAAACTCAGGAAAACAATCAATACAGAAACCGGAACATCGGTTGGGTTATACGAATCCCTGAATAAAAAGATTGAGGAGAATGAAAAGTTAATTAAGGCTGCTGGTAGTGAAGATGTTATTTTAAAATTACGTCTTGAAAATGCCGAACTGCAAAAGAAAAAAGAGTGGCTTGATAAAATCGGAGAGGTCGATTATAAATCTCCGATGAGTGTTGTTCAAAAGAAGGTGACTTTTGGAAAAATAGAGACCGAAGGATTAGATGAGGAGACCGTTCGTAACGCAGAGGTTTTTGGCTGGAAATTAGATGCTGTCGCAAAAGCCCAAAAAGAGGTATCGAAATCCTCTGTTGACTGGAAAGGCATTAGTAATGAGTTTGAGCAGTTTACCAACCAGGAAACGATGGCAATTGAGTTAACTAATACGCTCGCTGCTTCGATTGCTGGCCTTGGCGACTCTCTGGCTCAAGGTGCTGACAGTTGGGCCGAATATGGTAAAAACGTAATAGACAGTCTGAAAAGTGCTATTGCGATGATTATTAAAGAGGGCGTTGCTATTGCGGTCAAAAATGCCCTTATTGCCGCCGGTGCAACCGGGCCTATTTCTTTGGCTCTCGCTGCGCTTTCTGGAGGATTAGCCGCTGGGATATTTTCAACTGCCATTAATCAGATCCCTTCACTGGCAGAAGGAGGGTTTGTACCTAATCCGCAACTTATTGTCGCAGGGGACGCAAAAGATGGGATGGGTGAATATGTGTTTAACACCTCTCAAATGAAATCCCTTTTATCAAAATCCAATGCGCAGACCCTAAAAGTTACGGGTACATTAAAAGGCAGGGGCCGGGATTTATACGCTGTTTTTCAGCAAGAAACGGATTTTCAAACTCGTACAGGTGGCATGGGGTAAACGTATATATTGCCAATTTACTCAGGATATTACCAATATTCTGATTGACGTCGAAATCCTGCAAAATGGATTTGATCCGGCAGGGGCTATTGAGATCATACTCGGAGAGCCTGCACTTATTACCCGTATGGGAGGAGAGGGGGATAAATATGCGATTATCAAAGGCCGCGAAGTCACTATGAACATTTTAACGCGATCGACCGATGATTTTTCGTGGCTCTACACGAATAATGACCGGGCTTTCAAAATGGTCATAAAACATGATTCGGTAATTGAATGGACAGGATTTGTTCTTCCGCGACAATATCAGGAGGCTTATAGTTATGAGGGAGAAATTTCAATAACCGCGTCCGATCAGTTAGGACTACTCGCTGACAGACCTTATCAATTTGGCTACCCGGCAGTATCTCCTACGGGTTATCAACAGGTCATTATTATTTTGGCTAATATCTTGTCGGGAACCTCGACGACAAAAACCGGACTTGACTTACTTATTTATTCGGCTTTCAACCTTTTTGAGAGCAATATGGACGTCTCGGATGATGATAAAGATCCTCTTAATCAAGTCTATGTCAATCAGGATCGCTGGATTAACGACGATCTTACGGCGGCCAGTTGTAAAGATGTGATTGAAGATTTATTGCGTCCTTTACAATGCCGGGTCTTTCAAAGCGCCGGGGTTTGGTGGATTCAACGAATCCCGGATATGGCAGATAGTTCAATTGATTACCGTATTTATAACCGCGACGGGGTACAGACGGGTTATTTACATTTTCATCCACAGGTTGTTATTGATGCGAATTTTGTTATTCTAGATGGGTCTACTTTGTCTTACGATAATGCTTGGAGGCAACGTAATATTGAAATTTCTTACGGGTTAAAGAAATCTTTAATACCTAATTTCAACCTTCCCGATAAGGCTTTTTCGGACGATTACACTATCACGGGTTGGACGAATACCGGAGAGTGGGGCCGGATAAAAGCCTTAAATCAAAACATATTGGCGGCTTATACAAGCGGACGCACGGCATGGGACGACACAAAATATATTGTTATGCCAGAAGTTACGGCTGTCATCACTCAGGAATTATCGCTTAGTATAGATACCGGAAGAAGTAAGTATGCCGATATTTTCGCTCCGACCTGCAGGATATATATTGTCTTAACCACTATTTCGGGGGACACTTATTACGATGACTCTACGGGATCATGGAGCAGTTCTCCGGGTACATTCATTTCTGGTATTAATTTTCCGCGAGTCAATAATATAAACGAACTGGTCACCCAGTCAATAACGATAAAATCTGTCCCCGGAAACGGAGTTTTAACAATCAAAATTTTTGCACCCTATCGGCATATTTATGCCACGTTTGACGATTATTTTTATTTTGGAAATATAAAACTCACAGGTGAATTTACGACGGCCATCGGAGATAATTATCTGGATAGTCAGATATTTACTGATTTTCTGTCGGATGAAACCAATTATCAGCCTGATGATTTTTCGATCAAATTTTCCGACGGATTGGGGGATGATAGTTTATTGCCATATTATAACGGATTTTTCAAGGTCGGGACGATCTGTTCGACAACATGGCTGAAAAAATCCCTGATCGGGGTAGGTACCCCGCTTCCACTTGTGAATTATACAACCGGTTGGGGGGTTATCGCCGACTCGTGGTATTATCAATATTATACTGCCAATAAGATTTTTGAAGGTATTTTTCGGGGAATGCTCGGTTTTCATAATACACTTGTAATTGATTCGATTATCTATTTATTGAACGATATCGAAATTGATCTCAGGGATAATATTGTTTCTGGTTCTTTGATTGAAATTCTACCTGAAACTTTTGGAAGCGGAGGAGGGACACTTGAATTAAAATCGAGAGGTATTGAAAATGAATTGATTTCATCCGGGCTTGTCTCACAACCCGGAGGAGATGATTGGGAATTACAAATTAAATCAGGCGGGGATTTTGAAGGAACCGACGGAATTACTTATGACCCGACAAACGGGAGGATCCTAAAAGGAACCTTGCCGTTAATAGAATACCGGGTCAATACCGAGACCGTTACACCGGGTACTACGACGATTGTTTTCGGGGTTGGTGATCCTGATCCTTTTATTGCAGGTGATGATCCAGCTGTACCTCCTTTTTGGGCGGTCGGTGATGATGGAATAGGATTTTTGGTTATTCCGGAAAATATTACAATTAATGGATTTGATGTTACTGTATCTGTTGTAGCTACTTTTACTTATACTGCAATTGTTAGAAGATGAAAAAATTATTGTTTTTACTTTCGCTGCTCATCGGTTTTTCTGCTTTCGGCCAAAACCCAATCAAAGCATCGCATATAACCCTATTGCCTCAAGCCTTCCGGCCGGTTGCTCCCACTAACGGCGCCCGATTATACAATTACAATCATTTCGTCGAAATCCGGGATTCCTCTGTTTACAGTCAAATCATGCGGGGGTTGGATTCATTGATACGATATGTAACACCTACACAACTAACTGATTCGTTGAACATAGTGCGAGACACAACCAATGACCATTATCCTCGTATTGTTGCGCTTGAAAGTAAGGCGTTATCCGTTCAGAATATTTGGGTCAAGGATGCAGATTCAACCGTTTCGTCTTATTACCCGGTCAATCTGTCTGCGTTCCGGCTATTGCCGGATTCTAGGTACATAACCGAAAGTATTTCTGTTAGAAATGCACCTTATAGGGACACATTAAGTATGTCTAAGGTTATCGGGGATCGGCGTATTGATATGGATTATGGAGTTTCGGATGGAGCCGGAGGGTTATTGGATTACGGGAAAAAAATTGATGGTTCATTATCTATTTCCGGGAATATTACAGCTGCCAATCTTAATAATTTTTTTGAGACAGAATTGACGGTTGATTCTCAAAATAATCTTGCAGTAGGATTCATTTTGCCCTCAACAGCAAAAGTCTTTTACAACGGTTGGATTATTCCGACTGCTTTATGGTCAGGTGAGGGAACAACCACGCTTACATTGGCTTTAGATACACGAAAATATGATACAGTAATAATCACAAATTGAAACAAAATGAAAAAGTTAATTATTCTTTCCGTTCTGCTTGCCGTTGCCCTTGTAGGGTACTCGCAAGTTACGCCCTCTAAAGTTGTGAGGGTTGCTGCCAGGACTACGGTCTTCGGGTCTAATCTTCCTGCCGGAACGCAGATCTATTGCGTGGCTGACTCAACAAATTGGTTCGTAAAAGCTGCTGGGGTTGCTTCTACTCGAACCATCAACACCGCTTGGGCCGCTTCGGAAATTGAATGGGATCGGACAAAGGTCATCAATTCAGCTACAAGAGGGGCAGTGAATTATGCCATTGCCGTTGACTCGACAAAGGCGTCTTATCATGCCCTACAAATTGGTGCAGCGACAACCTCCTATGCCGGTGTTATGACAGCAGCCGATAAAACAAAGTTAGACGGGATTGCGACTGGATCAGGGG